CCATGTTATATATTTATACTCCAGTTGATGTTAAACCCTGTATTAGAATCTTGAATATCACGTAACCCTAAAGGATTACACATTACATTCGTGTCTCCAATATTATAATCCATAACTGAATGAGTATGACCATGACACCAATATTTAGGTTGTGTGTCCATTATCAATTCGTCAAGTTTATTATGAAAAGACCCATTAACTAAACTACCTTGGAATTCTTTGGAACACGATCTCCATGATGGTGTATGATGTGTAATCACTACCGTCTTTTCAGGATTTTCTAAATTCGTTAATTCGTCTGTAAGAAATTTCTTTGCTACTTTATTTTCATTTTTAAAATCTTCGATAGACACCCCTCTTGCCCCATTATCAATCACATAAAAATCATTCATAATTTTCATACAAGCTGTTTCAACCACAGGATTTTCATTATCATAATTAGTCCATAAGGTCGTGCCTATGAATTTTATACCATCAATCTCTACCGTATCATTATCTAAGAAATGGAGTTTGTTCCATTTAGAGGCAATATCAGAAATCTTTTCTCGGGTTTCCTGCAAATCGCCGTGATAAAATTCATGGTTTCCACATACAAAAATAATGTGTTCATAGTCCAGAGAAGTAATCCACTCAAAATCTCGTTTTATATTATGGGTATCTGTAATATCCCCAGCCAAAATCAGAGTTTCTCCAGAACCCACATAGGCTTGAAACATTGTTTTTGGATTATATTCCAAATGAATATCAGACATCAATTTTATATTCATAATAATTCCTATTCAACTGCTAATAATAATTTTATAATAGTATCAGTTTCCTCAATTAATTCTGTGGCAGGAAACCATGTTTTTATCCAACTCATATAATTAACTTTTTCCAACACAGCAATCTTTTCTATATTTAGAAAATACACATCATCTTCGGACCAAGACTCGCTATCTATTCCATGAGCGTACAAATGATTGACCATATTTTCTATTCGTTCCTTTGTTACTTGTAATTGCATTAGACAATAAACCCCGAAAATTTAGTGTTTTGTTGTGAACCCCCGGTCAGACTTTGTTTGATATCATATAATCTAAATTTTGTAATATCACATCCGACTAAAAAACTAGAAGGATTTGCAACATCATTATATCTATTTTTTAATTGCTTATACCGCACTTGCCCCATCTTCTTTAATTCATCAGTCATAATTACTGCCATCATTAAATCAGCCGTAAATGGTAATCCAATAGATTCAGAAGTATTTGTCAACGAAGGATCAGAGCTATTCATACCATCTCTATTAAATTGTGATGACGTAACAATAGGAACGTTAAACTCTTGACCTAATCCCCGCAACTCTTCTGCTATTGCTTTCACATACACGAAGGTATTATGAGATTGTCCAGATATTATTCTGGTACTAGAACAAATATTAATATAATCAACAAAAATAATATCAGGTATAAAATCCTGTTTTACTTTTAATTCGTTTAGTAAAAACCTAAAATGATTTACGTTAGCATTTGCAGTTGGATACTCTTTAATCTTCAACTTACCAACCTTCTTTTGTTTTAATGCTTCGATCTTTCTTTTGAAATTCGACTTCGGTATAAGAGGAATATCTTCAACGGCGACATCTAACAAATTAGCATCAATACGTTCTGCTATCTTTTCCTCCGACATTTCTAGTGTTATATATAATACATTATATCCTAATGTAAGCGCATCAGCCGCAAGATGACACTTGGTTAAAGTTTTTCCACCACCAGTCGATCCTAAAATAACATTAAGTGTTTTTCGTAATAACCCACCATTGGTAATTATATTGAAATATTCCAACCCAAACATAATACGATCTTCCTGATTATGATAAGACTCATATCTAGCATCAGCATCTTCAATATAATCATGTCCAACTGATTTATCAATTGCAGTTGAAATAGCATCTGATAATATATTTGGTATTTCGTCACTAGACCGTTTTGATTTTTCGTTTTTCTTTTCCTTGTCCATAATATCAATGGTAGTGAGAACCCCATTATATATGGCTTGCGATCTTCCCCAACTTTCTGTTGTATCTGTCAACCAATTCAAATTCTGACTAGTTGCAGTTAATGATTGTATAATATTAGTACAATCTTTAAATACACTTTCATTTAATGAAGCATCGTTATCAATAGCCAACAATAAAACATCTTCTGTTGGTGGTGTATTATATTTGTCGAAGTGTTCCTTTATTTTCAAGAAAACAATTTTATTATTATCGCTAAACCAATCTGATACTAAAAAACCAGACATCACTCGCATATACTCTAAATCATACATCAAATTTTCTAAAATAATCTTTTCTGTCAACTTAATATTAGACACTAAAACTCCCATTCTATTTTGATTGTTGTATTTGTTTCTCAATAATATCTACTAAAATATCTCCTATTACGTTTATAAATTCCTTTCCATTATGTTCATTTATTATCATGTTTGCATTATCAACCATATAATACGCAAAATTTAAATCACAATGGCCTTTGCCAGTATCTTCACCAAAAGAAACTTTTCCATATTTATACACGATACCAACAAACACACCCTCTTCTATTCTAATATGAGTGATTCCATCTTCGGAATTATCTACAAAAGAATATTTAACCATTTATTGGGTCACTTTCCCAAAATAATGATTTACAACAATCACATTGATAATGAGACCACATAATATTAGAATCCTCATATCGTTCCTCTTTTAATAACGTGACTAACTCATGTAAAACATTATCCCATTTTTTATTGTGGTTATCATCATACACCTTTCTAAATTTAGGTTTCCATACCCGATCCCCATTACATATAAATTTCATATCAACTCCAAAAATATTTTAATATCCCAAATACAACAATTAAGAATGCTACTATGTTCAGAATCATTATATTTATACTTTGTCTAAGGTATCCATTTATACAGTGGCAAATACAACCAAGTCCTTCGAATAATAATAATACCGCAACATTTATTGTGTTGCCATACCAACTCAAAAGTATCATAAATATAAACATGAATATAGTTCCAATCGTTTCCATAAAAAATCGAAACTTGTGATGGACCCAATCATATTTAAGCCACTCAATAAATTTTCCTATTTTAAGAAATTTCTTCATCCTCTTCAACCACTAATAATTCTTTAGACGATTGATAACTAAAAACGTCTTTAGCTATTTCATCTAGCGATAATAATATATCTGAAGTGAAAAATTTTGCTGGGTTATCATAAATTTTGTTTTCAGTTTCAGAAGTTCCATCAGGCCACTCCCACTTATTACCAACTTTTTTAAACAATCCACCAATAGCACCAAGATCAATCAGACCATAATATCTATCCAATCCAGTATCATAAAATAATCTAGATTTAACAACAGACTTTTCTCTTGTCAATCTTGATTTTGCGGCTTTGAAAGTTAGGATGCTACCAATAACATTCTTTGCTTTATCCTTGTTTTGAGCCTTAGATATCTCTAAAATAGTATCCGCACCATACCTAACACCAGAACCGCCAGATTGTTGTTTAGATGAATACAGTGCCATAGTTTCGTATACATGATTTGTAACGATTAAAGGAACACCTAAATTTCCAAGTTCCATTGCTAATACTCTAAATGCGCCTTTGATTAATGCGGCTCTTGTCATATCTCGCTTATCATCACCACTAAGTATATCTCCCATTTCTTTATTAGTAGATAAATTTCCAAGTGAATCAAGCACCATCATCAATTTCATTTCAGAGGTTTTTTTATAATTTTCTAATTCCTTTACAGCTTGAGTTCTAAAAGCTTCTACAGTTGCTACAGGATGGTGCATCCATCGATTAGTATCAATCCCACGATCAACCAACATTTTAGTCATCAATGCATGTTCTGTTTCGTAATATCCTATAACACCAGTATCATATTGATCCTGAAAGTTTTTAGCCATTTGTAAAGCCATATAAGTTTTACCAACACTTTCATTACCAGACAATACAGTAATTAAATTGTTTGGCAATCCACCAAATATAGATGCTGATAATTGAGCATTTAATATATAAGAACCAGTATCAATAAATTCCATTTCCTCACCAACGATCCCATCTTTTCCAACCAATGTTGCCAACTCATTCTTAGATGCTTTCAACATACTTGCTATTTCATCTTTTAAAGACATTACTTCTCCTATAAATCTGCTTCATCCTTGTCATATCGAAACTCTTCAAATCTAGGTAAGTAGAGACTTTCAATATCAGAGGATTTGCTTGTTATTCGTGTGTTATATTTAACGGTTATAATTTCCCCAATACATGATTTGGTAATGGTTTCTCTATCATGGTCACTCCAACCACCACCAATACTCACTTTCAAAGTACCATCACGATTTTCTACTATCAACGCACCCATCATCTTTTCATATTTAGTTCCAGCTTTTCCATATTCCCAACCAGTAACTACCAACTCTATATCCTTTTCCAACTTCATCTTAATCCAATCTTTGGATTTCTTATTTTTCCAAAATCCGTTTGGATTTTTTACAATCAATCCTTCTTTACCCTCTTGTATTACTTTTTCAAACAAAGCATCAAGTTCTTCTTCTGAATTTATAATCCAATTTTCAGTTGCAAATAATGGGGAATGTGGCCTTGCTTCGTTCTCATATACATAATCTATATGAGCGGTTCCACATATAACGTAATGATATCTTGTAGATGCTTCGATACGACATATTCCAGCATTAAAGTCTGCAAGTGGTACTGCATCCCACAACACCATAACAACATCTTTAACTTCTTCTTTGGTTATAGTATTCTTCACCGCCTTATTTAAAATTCCGTTTCCAGTTTTTCTATCCAATAACTCTCCATTTTTCATAACCATCAACTCACCATCAAACACCCAATCTCCATTATCATAATCAGGACCAGCAACCATCATACTAAATTCTTTTTTCATGTGGTCGTACATTTTTAATGGCTTTCCACTTCTACTGATAAAATTTATTTCATCACCAGAAACGAATACATTACACCGCATACCATCTGATTTAACCTCTGCCATTTGAGGATAAGTAAAAACATGACCCTTACGAGGGTACGCCAACATCAACTTATATTTTGGTATAAGGTCAGTCCAAACTTTATTAATAGTAGATGCAGAAAACCCACATCTCAAATCTCGTTTGATAATACGTTCAATTACTATAGCTGTGGTATAAGAAACTCCTTCAAGAGTTTTTTTCAACCACTCAATACCATCATGTCCAGTATAGGTTCTGTCAGACAATTTTATCAATCTATCCATAGCCCATCGAAGATCATGATCACCCGAAGCAGTATATTCTGGAATTTTTTTAATATAATATGTTATGTTTGGGTCGTAAGTAGCTACCAACACTTTTTTTAAAATTTTAAAATGATGATACCTTTTTAATATTTCAATTTTTAAATTCTTCTTTGGTGTAGATGATATCTCATTTAATATTTTCAATACATCATTCATAATATAGATTCCTTAAAATGGTAACGATGGAGTTCCGTTAATTCTCCAATTAATAATATCTGTTATTCTTTCTATTGGTTCTAAAAAAGTTTTTTGAAATTGTGTTTTATAATCTATATAATTATGTAAGTCATATTCTTCTGGTAGTATTGAAGGAAATGAAATAACATTCTCCCCAATACCATTAGGCAACATCAAATACACAAATTTAATTTTATCTCCATCTCTAATTTCATTATACCATTGAGTCAACCCATGTTCGGTTAACTGATTGTTATAAAGAATACTCCCCCGCACATGTATGGGAGTTCCTTTTTCATATAGACGATAATACAGATCATCACTTTTATATTTGCCTATATCATTTATCGAGGTTGGAAATGCAATATCTTCTGGAGGTAATGACGAAAATTCCTTTTCAAAATCAAGAACGAATTTTTCAACATCAGCCTTTTCCTTTCTTAAAATAATTGTAATACATTCTTCAATACGTTTGCGTACTATTTCTGGTGTTGATGTTCTTACCGACTCTATACCCATTATCTTCAATCTAGCTTCGTCATAATCCTTTCCATCCTTATGAACAACATTCATCATGTATCGCTTCTTAGCAGTCCATATACCCGTGTTAGCTATTATTTCCATTCCCATTGACAAAAAGTTTTCATACATATTTAAATATTCACTAGCTTCGGCAACCAATTCTTTTATCTTTGGAGTGATTATATTATTACCAAATTCTTTTAATTTATCTACATCAATATCTGGTATTGTTAAGAATACAGAATCAGTATCACAATAAAATGCATATTCAAAATCAGTTGTATTAAAATATGTATTCAAAAACTTGTTTATGTTTCGTTCTACCCATTGAATCAAGGCTTGTCCTGTGACAGTAACAGCTTCCGCATTGTCGATATCATAAAATCTAAAATATTGGTTTCCTAATCCCCCATACAGGGAGTTAAGAAGAATTTTCAATGCCTGTTGTTTGACATCCAAATAAGATATTTCAGATGCATAACCAAATTCATCTTCAATCCGATATCCAAACATTTTTTCTTGAGCCTCAGTTCTATCACTAGATAATTTTTTAATCAATATAGACAACATACCCGGAAACGAATTATCGTATAATGTACCATTCACACCAATCCCACAACCAACTTTCTTCAAAACATCTAAGTCCATTGTTTTTTCTAGAACTGATTCAACATCTATATTTGAAATTGCTCCATTCAATTCATCTTGAATACCTCTTCCAAAATCATAATACTCTCGTTTTGTTTCTGGTCCTATATTCAAACTACAAATAATTCTGGGATATAGTGATGTGAAATCATATAATAATATATTATTATATCGTCCACAATTCGGCTCCTTTACATATGCCCCCTCATATTTAGCATCTTTTCTTTTTGCATCTTTATGGGGAATAACAATTTTATGTTGTTTTAGATAATTAAAAATGATGGTATCCCACGTCTTAACGGGAGAAAAAACATCTTGGTAATTAACCTTTGCATGATAGGCTATAAACATTACCAATTCGATCATCTTTAATTTACTCTCTAATTCAACTACAATTTCAACATCTCTTATGTTATAGTCAATGAACTTTTCATAATCTGTTTTATATAAATTATAACCAGCAATTTCATCATCTTGGATTTTGTCCAATCCTAATTCGGCATATCCGATATAACCTAATTTATATGATTCTTGTTTTTTAGGAGAGAATTTTTTATATAGGTCATAATAATCTAATATAGATATTCCATATATATCGAAGCATCTATTATCTTTATTATTTAAATGTACATACTTTTCAAAGATTGTCTTGACAGGCGAAAGATATTTCATTTCATCTTTCATTCCAATCTTTATACATCTACCGATCAGATAAGGAATATCAAACAGTTTAATAAACCATCCAGTAACAATATCTGGTTTTGCGTTAGACCAAAATGTGATAAATTTAAATAACAAATCTTGTTCGCTGGAACATAGTGTATAATCTACATTGGAACTTTTTGGTGTATACTGCTCTAAACCAAAAACATGATATTTACCATTTAAATGTGCTGTTATAGAAGTAACTGAATCTTCTGGATCATCAACGTTAGGAAATCCATTGTTCGCTGTTACCTCAATATCAAAAAATAATATATCTACCTTGGAAATATCATAATTAATAGTATCAGGATACATATCAGAAATATATGGATATTGAAAATCCACGTTTCCATATATGTTGTGGTTATCGATTCCTTTATTATCTTTTATCCATTGCTTGGCTTGATATATTGATTTAAAATCTATTTTTTTGGCAGGTCTTTTATCAATAGTTTCATAACCAGATGGTGTCATAGAACCATCGGATCGTAAATATTCGTCTTCAAAAAGAGAAGGTTTATAGTTAACACTGGTAAATTGTTTTAAACCATTGTCGTCTATAAACCTCTCGTATATTTTACCTTTAAGTGGAAATACATTCGTATAAAATTTTCGGATCATAATAATATTGTACCATAATATGTTGTTAATAACAAGAAATTATTTTATATTTAAGAAATGATAGTAGAATCTGGTACTACAATTTCAGAACCTTGCCCCCAAAAATCATTGTGTTTTTCTTTCATACTCTCTAAGGGTTCTGACATAAACACAATATGATCTCGTTTAATTTCAATTTCCTTTTCATCCGAATACAACAACAAATCAAGAAAAATAATTTGCCGTTCCTTTGGATTCATAGCCAGTATCAATGGCTTTTCTATTTTTAATAGGTTTTCTGATACTTCCGTCACATGCCCCATGATTTCATTTCCGTTTACTAAGCTAAGAATTTTTAACATAATACCTTTCAATCAAAGTTATAAAGTAAGACTAATAATTTTTATTCGCCTCATATTGTTCTTTGTAATGCGATTTATCTAATGGTTTAAATTTTGGATTTTTTGGATCAGGTATAAGTGATACCAATTCCCAACTACCAGATTCATCCAAACATAACAAACCTTCGGCAGTATATACAAGACCATCTAAATTATGTTCTAATTCAAATATCCTACAAGGCTTACCTAATTGTTTGTTTATAATTCCTATATGCAATCCTACACGACCACTATCATTACCATTTTTCCAATGCATCTCTCCTACATTTTCAAATTCGGTATCGTTTATAAGTTTGTGTAATGTTTGAAATACAATTTCAGAACTAATGTGATGTGCATAAGTAATGGTAGAAACTAATAATGTAAAAAATATTATCACAATAGAAAAATATTTTTTCATTTAGTAATTATCCTCTTTTATCATTCCCTATATTATATTTTGGTTGTAAGTCCCAAAATTCTTTTTCTTTGTAAGGAATTATTTTTATTTCACTGACAGGAACCAACTCTCCCTCTATTTCGTGTGGGAGTTCAACTAAATTCCATTGATTCAAAAGATCAGTGATTCTATTTCTTCTGGCAATATCATTATCAGAAATATTAGTCGGCTTACCGTCTAATGCAAATAATTCTTTAAAATGTACTATGTAATACTTCTGTTTTTTATGTAGGATATGACAAGATTGATAAAGAATTTTTTCATCTTTTCGTTTAGAAGCAATTCCCATTCGAGTCAACGTTTCTCGTATTTTTGAAAAATCATCGTACTCTTTGATTTGCACTTCTAGCATGTTATCAACACCCCAATCCACATCTAACAATTCTTGATTCATCTTGTTAATACCTTTCTATATTTGGGGAGACATTACTTATACCACCAACATCTAAGTAATTTGTTATCTCAGTTAAGTCTTGCTTAGTTAATAATCTTAAAATCTGTTTAGCTTTATGTATATTGCAATTGTAATATTCTGAAATCAAATCTAAATCTTCATTTTCAACATATTTATTCCATGTAGCAAATCGCTTTCTTGATCTAACTGTATTAAACAAATAATCAAAATGCATCTTTTTAGAAATTGAAGGGTACTTATTAATTTCATTTATAAGATATATAGTGTCTACATAATAACTAAAAGCTTTGTTTACTAAATATATACTATAATCTCCAGATACTTCATCTGTGAATATATAATTCTTTTCATGTGATATATCATTTACAAAATCAAATACGTTCATTAAAATCCTTAATTTAAATTATCAAATCCATAGTTTCCATATTCAGTTCTATTGAATGGCAAAGCTACTCGATCTTTTGTTTGTTCATTTTCTATTATTATTTCAAGTTCTTTACCAACAATATCTTCATTTTCAGATTCTGCTTCCAACATTACATTTTCATAATTTTCCATAACCATTTCATATAATTCGGCATTATTCAATACAAGAGTAAATGCAAGTGCCAGTTCTTCACTATCAGTAATTTCATCATTATCTCTAGGCTTATATGCTATAACTTCGACATGACCTGTTTTTCTGATAATAATTGCACTATCATTTAGCTCAATATCAAAATTCTTTTTATGTTGATCTTCCGACATATGTTCTCCTATATGAAATGGGTTACATAATATTTATATAACAAACTGTCGTAAGATATTAAATAAATCGACACTCATTCATAATTTCGGTCAAGCAAGAAACCATATTTATTTCCTGATTTATCACGAATGCTGATTTATATTGATAATCTGCCATGATTACTACCGCTTGTGGAATAGACTCTTTTTTCATAACATCATATAAATGTGTATATAAAATATTGAAGAAATAAGTTGGATCATTGTCTATGTTTTCATGAACCCACGTCTTCATAGCCGTAAAATCTTTTACTTTTAAATGTACAACCAAGTCTTGGACATCATTAGATTCTTTATCTATCTTGTGTATGTACACGCCCGTAGAACATGAATCTTGTAGCTCATTAAACACTCTTCTAAAATCTGGAAGATGTCTCAATATAAGTGTAGCTACACTTTGTTTATCATATACAATATTTTCAGCATCAAGAATATCACATATCCGCTTTAAAAATTTTACAGCAATCTTCCCACGTTCTTCTTTATCAATTTTAAACGACTTGATGGAAGTTCTGGAATGTAATGCTTCTAAGATTTTGTTTTTATAATTACAGGTGAAAATAAATCTACAATTATTAGCATACTGTTCTAACAACCCACGTAAAGCAGGTTGTGTTGATTGTGGATTTAAATAATCACCTTCATCAAGTATGATAACTTTTTCCTTGCCATTCAAACTTACACTCGATGCAAAATTGGTAATCTCATGTCTAAGAGTATCAATGTTTCTATCCTTTGATGCATTTATAACAATATAATCTGATCCTAGACTAGTAGCCAATATTTTTGCTACTGTTGTCTTTCCGATACCCGGAGAACCTGTTAATAATAAATGCGGGAAGTCACCTTTCTTGATCATATTATCAAAGTCGGTATATAAATTATTTGGTAATATACAATCTTCTAATTTTTTTGGTCTGTATTTTTCAAACCATATCTTTTCAACGGGTTTATTATCCATGTTCTATTTCCTTAAATACGCTATCTTGTTCATTTGACAACCAATATTTTACAGGTTCGCTATCCAATACAAATTCAGTAAAGGTATCTCTAATATGCAATGTATAATCCCCCTCCAATAATCTAAGGTGCATTATTTTAAAATACACTCTAAATATATATCCAGATTTATTTTCTCCCAAATCCAACTCAAAAGAATCATTCAACCCCTTTACACTTTTATTTACCAACTTCAATGTGATATTTTTTTCATCACCAGTGATAAGCATGTCTTCTAACATCAATACATTACTAATTCGGTATATCTCTTTTATATTAGATGCAGATAATTTAACTGTTACTAAATCATTGGTCGGAACACTAACACCAGTTTTGTGTTGGATGAAATTTTTGTTTGCATATATAACATTCGTTGTACTCAATAATTTCCCTTTATCAGATTGTCTTATCTCTACATGATTATCATGAAACTCAACATCACATTCCACATCTGTTTTTAAAATATCTAGAAACTTTTTAAGATCGGATATTGCAAATTCTTGAGGAAATGTTTCAGAAATAGTTGCTTCGGCTGATGCAACTCTATTGTTATGTACAATGGAAATTGTGTTTCCGGGTGTAAATACAATAGAATTACTTATTAATCTAAAATTATGTAATAGTTGTTTTGTTTTTTCTGTTATCTTCATATTATTCCAATCGAGAACACAAAAACGGTACTTGGATATACCAAGTACCGTTTTCATAATATTTATAAAATACTACATGCTATTCGTCACTATCTGTATCAGTAGATTCTGATTGAGCTTTTTCATCAAACGGATCAGCACCTTCGTCAAGTTTTTTGTAAAAATCAACATAAGCTTGTTTGGTATGATCGTCAAATCGTTCAAGACACATTTGGATAGCTTTTTTCTTCGTTCCAAAAATCTTAAATGATTCAAGAATGTTTACCAATCTTCGAGTGGTGATAACATCTTCCAACTCACCATCATGATAAAGATTTCTAGTACCTTGCGCCCAAACGATTAGATGTGCAATAAATTCATCTGAAACCGTTTTATCCATTTTCAATTTTGTGGCGATTTTAGTCAAGATGTTTTTCTCAATCGTCTTGTTTGGGTAATGTTGCATCATGGTAAATTTAAATCGATCCAAAAATGCTTCATTCAATACGTTAGTACCAATGAAATTTCCGGTATCATCAGATTTACCTTTGGTGTTGGCTGTTGCCACAATAGTAAATCCTGCTTTTGGGATAACCATTCGATTTACTTTTTTCATGTAAATGGGTTTACCTTCCAATACAGGTTGCAAACACATCAACCGATTTCCACCAAGATCGATTTCATCAATAAGTAAAACCGCTCCACGTTCCATAGCAACTGGAACTGGTCCATCGAACCATTTAGTTTCCCCATTAACCAAACGAAACCCACCCATAAGATCATCTTCATCAGTTTCAATGGTGATGTTAACCCGGATATATTCTCGACCAGTATTAGCACACACTTGCTCTACCATCGAAGTTTTACCATTTCCAGAAAGTCCAGTGATAAATACTGGAGCAAAAACTTTACTTTCGACAATCTTTTTTACATCTTTATAATTTCCCCAAGGTACATACTGTTTATCTTTTGCCGGGATAAGATCACTCTGAAAATCCCCTTTGGGAAGTGCGTTTGAGAATACCGCTTCGGTTTCAACAACTTCTTCATTTTCCATATCATAATCTCCTTTAAGTTTAGACAAATCAAATTCACCACGATCAATTCTACATTTCAAAAATGTTCCAGCAGGTAGAGCTAATTTGTACTTATCCCGAATATGAATAATTTCGGCTCTTGATAATTTTTCAATTCCATGAGTACGTTTCCCATATTCCGTTTCCGCACTTTCAATAAATTCTTTAGTACTATTTCGCTTCAATCCAGCTATTGCAGATTTCTTTACCATAATATAATTCTCCAATTCTCTTTAATAATTTAAGCAATCAATTCAATAAAACTTTTAACAAAAGCCCGTTGACCTTTGATACTTCTTTGGTTCTTTTTCATTTCAAGTAACAAGTCATCGTAAGTTTTCTTAGTTAATTGTAACCTACCACTACTGAAATTACTAGCATTAATTGTAAATAATTTATTATACCCGCCTTTATTTTCCTTGACAGTATATCCATCATTTACTTTTGACCTCGAATTTTTGGTTAGAAAGAAACCAATAACATTGGTATCAATTTCACCTTGCAATCTCGTTAATAAATTTTCTGTCATATTACCACCAGATGCATCAACAGGTGTAAAACCATTCACACCTTTAACTAGAAGTTTATCACGATCCCGATCAAAAGTAATAGGACGTTTATTTTTTGTTACTGAATATCCCCAATTAGATGCACCATCAGTTAGAAAAATGGTATTAATGATCTCGATATTGTTTTGTTTTTTAAACAACTCAATACATTCAGTAGCAGAAACAATACAACTATTTAATGGGGTTCCACCCAAACCCATATTAGATGGTTGATGTCCATATGATCGACATGCCATAGCAACCGCACTAGAATTAAACATAGCTGTAGAAAATTCTCTGGAACTCATATTAGAATTAAAAAGTTCTAATAATTTAAAATCACCAAATTCCAAATATGTATTTGAAGCTTGGCAATTTTTATACATAGGTTTCGAACTACGATTATGATAAGAATCACTAAAAGCTAATACTTGAAACTTGATACCAGCTTTTCTACAAAACAAAACTAGAATAGTAATCTGCTCCATAACAGAAACAATAACATCCGACATAGAACCAGACCAATCAACAAACATAACCAATCCATGATTTTTAGAATTTGGTACTATTTCACCACGTCTAAAAATATCATCTTTAAACTTATAAGAAGATAATTTGTTGGTATCAATAACACCACTTTTAGATTCTCTTGTTTTAGCGTATTGTTCCGCTCTTTTTTTCATTTCAAACTCTTTATAAAAAGAATTTACAATAGCTTTATTATTGGTTTTAAAATTCTCTACATTCTTTTTAACATCAGTAAGAAATGGTCCACAGTTGTTCTTATTATTTTTGTAATATGTAGAGATAGAATTATGTAGAGTTTTATGACCAACAATTAAGTTTGCAATATTGTGCGAAGGAATTTCAGTATATATTTGTACCTTTGCATTATAATCAACCTGTTTATCTTTTAGGTCTTCAAAATATTTTGTACTTTGTGGAGCAATACTATTAGTTCCATTCCCAACTCCACCGCAATTGCCAGAACTACTATCATTTTCATCTTCTTCTACTTCATCGGAATCTTCATCTTCATCTTCATCAGAATCTTCTTCATCTTCATTTTCATCAGAATCTTCTTCTTTCTCTTCTTCTTCTTCTTTCTCTTCTTCATCGGAAGTTGTTTTAGATTCATTTTCATCTTCTTCTAATTTGGTAGTGTCGTTTGCACTACCAGATGGATCACCAATATCACAACTAGCCCCAGAATTTCCAGAATTACTAGAAGACTGTTGGTTCTGATTTTGTTCTTGTTCCAACTCTTCTTGTTCTTTTCTAAGTTCTTCTTGGCAATACTCAAACAATTCTTTTGAAATAATTTCAGCATCACTAAAAGATTCAGCATCGTTGATTCGATCAACCCACTTTTGTTCTTCTTTTGTGAAGTCAACTTTATAAAGACTTTCTGGAACCTTTGAACTGATATTGATTCGGTCAATAAATTTCTTCATACCGTCCAACATATCAACATGAGTTTTATTTTTGTTTTTTTTCTTAGCATCTTGAAAATGCTTTTCCTGCATTTTCAAGAAATCGGTTTTACCTTTTGAATAATCAAATTTCAGACCGGGATATTTTCGTTGAATCTTTTTATCAACTCGAATATCTTCCACTACATTAATATATTCTTTGTACGTTGGGTCTGTAAAATTTTCGGGTAAGTAGTTCGGAGTAAATAAAGCATGTCCAACTTCATGACCGATAAACCAGTCATACATTTCTTTAGACATGTTTTTAAAAACAGGAAGGGTCAATACTCGATTAACAACATCGAAAGATGCAGTATGAGCGTGAGCATGATGTTGAATTTCGATATTTTCAGAAGCAAGTAATTTGGCTAAGATACCTTTACTTGTAGTACTAACATCTTTTCTTCTAACATTAAGTCGTTTTTTTCGTCTGGATTTTGAGCTAGTTGCCATAATATATAAACCTTTCATTATCAAAACCGATACTACAAACCAGTTAATTTATATACAAAAAGGAGAAATTAAAAAGTATAGAACTGGTTTGTAGTATCTATTCATAATCTTGTACTATAGTGTAACAAATTTTTACCAAAATGTCAACATATTATTTTATTTGGATTTGCTTAGGTTTTGCTTCAATATTCAATGGTATATTTATAGTTAACACTCCATAAGCTAAGTTACTGGTTATATTATCACCGTCCATATCAGATGTCAACCGAAATCTTTTAATAAATCCAACTTCATCATTTATATTCCCAACAACCTCTATAATATTTTGATTTACTTCAATTGATAAATTTTCATTTTTGTATCTCGGCACTTCTATTTCTATATCATACGAACCATCTTTATCAAGTACTGTATAATTAGTTCTTAGTTTATATTTTGGTCTATTATCATATTCTCTTACTAAATCCCACATACGGTTATCTCCTATTATAATGTTTGTAATTGTGGTCCGTATTATATAAGATTTAAATTACCTAAAGTCAAGTTCTATTGGTTTTTATTACTATAACCATCTCTGGCCCACCCACTACCTTTCAATATAAAAGAAAAGCTATCTACTTGACGCTTCAATGATCCTTTGCACTTACATTTTAATAGTTTGTTTCTATCTTGGATCGGTATGTAATGTACACTTTCTTTTTTACACTTATTACATTTGTATGTATATGATGGCATTATTAAGACTCCTTATATACAGTGAAATTTTTAACTTTCGCCACATCAATTTTATTTTGAAATTTATCTTCGAGTAAATCCCCTCTATGAGAAATAATAAACAAGTTAGTATTTTTCAAATTATAAAACAGTTTAGATAAATCTTCTACTCCTAATTCATCCAAAGAAGAATCAAATACTTCATCCATTATAAGTAAATTAATATTGACTGAATTTTTAATGGTTGCAATATCTCTCCATGTTAACAACAAAGCAATATCAATTCGTTTCTTTTCTCCCTCGGAAAATGAATTGTACGAAAATTCATCTCGATATCTACTCTTTATAGTTTCATTAAAATGTTTATCAAGTTCAAAATTTGCAAAAAAATCCATATCACTAAGATATTCATTTACTCGTGTATTTATTATGGGTATATAATTATCAATAATTCTTGTTCTAATACCAGAATCATTTAACACGTTCAACATAATATCTGTGTAGAATTTATCATCAAGGTGGTTAGTTTTTTTATCTAATAGGTCAACAGATGTCTTTTGTAAATCTGTAAGATTATCTTCAAAACTATTATTCTTAATAGAACTCAATCCAACAATTTCTTCAGCTATATTTTTTTTACTATTTGTTGATGTATTTATTACAAAATTATTTTGTGTAATTTTATTATGAATATCATTTATAGCACTCGTATTATTATTATGTAACTGTATAGCAATAGTACACCCCCGTATAGCTTCATCAATATTTTTAATAGCGACTTCCATTTCCAAAATATCACTGGAATTTTTTTCGATCATAAGTTCTTTATAATCATTAGTAATATCTTGCATACAGGACGGACACTCACTATTATTTTCATAAAAACTTTTCTGGGTTTTGTGATTATTGATATTATTTTCGATTGTGTATTTTAAATTATTAAGTTTGTTCAACTGTTTACTTTGCAGTCTTACATCGGTAAGAACAAACGAATCTATATCATTTTCGTACTGTACGTTCTTAGCTATACAATCTGCTATAACATCATCTAACTTATCCGATTCCTTTGTTAGTTCATCTATACGCTCTTGATTATCTTTGTTTCGGATATTGATATGATGTTGTTGAATTTTTATTTTTTCTTTAGTCAACTCCAATTGATTAGCAATATTCTCCAGTTGCTCCTTTATAATACCACTATCAGCCTTTACAATATCTTTCATAACAGAGAATATTTTTATATCCAAAATATCTTCAATTATGATTCTTCGATCATTTGGCGTTAGTTGCATAAAAGGAACGAAAGAAGCAGACCCAAGAACTACAATTTGTGTGAATGATTTATAATTCAATTTCAATACAGATTCTTCTAAGAACTTTTGATAATCTCTTGCTTTAGAATCTTGATTGATTAATATATCATCACACCATATCTCAAACATAACAGGCTTGATTCCCCGCACAACTTTATATTCTTTGGTTCCTATAGAAAATTCCAATTGCACTTCAAGGTTTTTTCCATTTATAGAATTAACCATCTGTGGTTTGTTTATCTTCTTAAATGGTTTTCCAAATAATGCAAAAGTTATTGCATCTATAACCAATGATTTTCCCTGTCCATTTTTTCCTCTGATTAATACGGAAGGATATTTGTTTAAATAAACAGTCTCAAATGTATTTCCAACTGATAAGAAATTTTTAAATTTTATACTTTTTAATGTTATCATTCGCTATCTATTTTCAATGCTTTCGTATAAGTGTTTAATAATCTATCGTCCAGTTCTTTTTTGTGATCATCTACCAAATCCATATCACCAACATAATTAGTAATAAATTTTGAAGTATCCTCTACATCAACATCCTTTGTTTGATGTTGTCTTACTGAATAATCATCAAGATTATCTAATATTACCACGTTTGCAGGATTAATATTATATAGGTTATTAACAAAATAATCATACATCTTATCACACCCTTTATTCTTCACAATAAGTTTCACATATCTGTTTTTATAAATGTCTACAGGTTCTGTCATATAGTCAGTCGTTTTATCATCATATATTATTTTATAAAACAACTTCAATGGATTTTCAACGAACTCTAAATCTTGTGTTGTTGTATCAAGTATATGAAATCCCTTTGGATCGTTAAAATCAGCCCATGTAATTTCATACGGGCATCCTAAATAATGAATGTTTCCTTTTGTTGATCTATGATGAAAATGTCCTGAACAAACCAAATCAAATTTTTTAAATATAGTTGTATCCATACCCTCTTGATTAGTCATTCCTTTATACATAGGAAACCCAGCAAGTTCTAAATGACCAAGAACAATTTTAGCTTTCGAGTTCTTTATACTTTGTATAGTTTCATTATAATTTTCTTCATTGATCCAAGGAATTAAAAGTATTTCAGTGTTATTCAATTTTATTGTGTGTGTATGATTCAAAACTAATAAATCTTGATACAAACCCTCTCTCAATAACAAATCCAAGGAATTTAATCTGTTTGTATTTTTATAATATACATCATGATTTCCAGTTAATATAGTTAGATTAATCTGGTGATTATATAACTGCTTCATAAACATATTTTCAAACCGTTCTAGAATTTCAAAATTTATATATTTTCTTCGATCAAACATATCTCCCAAATGAATTACATGTGTTATTTTATGTTTGATCAGGTATGGAAAAAATATATTCAAATAAAAATTCATAATATAATTAGAAAATATCAGAGAATCATTCTTTGCTCCAAAATGTGTGTCGGTAATTATTGCTATTTTCATATAATTATTCTTACAGAAAAATCTGTTGCAGGAAATATAGTGGTTTTAATATTGTTTTTTACAAATCCACTCTTTGATGTTTCTGATACTTCTATTGATAAATCTGAGTGATATAAGGGACTTGGAATTATTAGATTACACTTGCCAAACTGATTAGTAATAGCAGATGCTATTGGAATAGTACCATAATTATTAATTATTTGTACATATGCACCCGCTACGACATCTCCATTATGATTGATGACATGGACCTCTCCATTAATTGGGTTAATTGGTTCTGTTTGTGGTTCTGTTTGTGGTTCTGTTTGTGGTTCTGTTTGTGGTTCTGTTTGTGGTTCTATTTTATCAAGATCATTCCACAAATGATTCGACTTTTGACTATGCATTATCCAATTTGCAGAATCAGATAAATCCATATTTTCATTAAATTGAACAGAGAAAGTGCCATCATCTAATTGAATAGGTGTTGGTAGGATATTAGCAAAATTTATTTCAGTAACTTTACTAAGCTTATCCAATATTTGATCTATTTTTTCTTTATCTCGTAATTGATTTATACACCAATCAATAATATCCAAATACGCCGCAGATTGTTTTCCAATTTTTTGATTTTCAACATCTAATATATCATGATATTGTACAATTTTTTTGTACAGTTTGATCTTTTTTTCTAAATCGCTTCGTAGTGTAATAGCTTCATCTTTGACTTCATACAGCTCAGAAATAATATCCTCCATATATGTTAAAACTTCAAATATAGATTCAAATATATCAGAACCTTCACAATCTAACTCCCCAGAATTTTCATTATACCAATCACTTGCTTTTTTTGATATTTTTTGTACTTGCGTTTTTATCTTTTCTTTGTTGCTTTCGTCTTTGTTTTTTAATTTGTTCTTTTTCATAATAATCATTATACGTTGCGTGACTACGCAAATATTCCTTATAAGAATTTAACATATATTCATTTTCATCTTGTTCTTGATATCCAACAAGATTGTCCATAACTCCAGAATTTTCTATCAACTTATATTTTATATAATATTGTTTTTTCTCTCTAGTGATTCGTCTTACAAAAGCATAATAAGCAATCTGTGTAAAATACGCAAATGGGTTACTATATTTTATAGGATCAAAATTAGAAACATACGTCAAACAATTTTCAATACCATCAGAAATCATATCCTCTTTGAAAGTGTAATTCAAAAAATTCTGTTTGTATGATAATGCCTCTGCGATTTTAATAATACATTCTGCTATGTACTCTGGAACCTCTGGTTTTTCATCACCAGAATTCTCAGCTTCATCCACAATATCTTTGTATTGTTTTAATGCAGTTAAGAATTTTTTGTTGTCTACATAATGGTTATCTTCCATGTAAAAGCATCAACTGTTTATGTCTTTCCAGTTGATCCAAATCCTCCATTTCGGGTATTCTTTTTTGATAATTCAAATTGTGCATCTGATACAAAATTCCACTCAATATTATATACTGGTTGTATAAACATTTGAGCAATTCTATTTTTATCATATATAGTAAATTCTTCATTTGTTGTGTTGTGTAATATAATTCCTACTTCATCATGATAATCTGAATCGATAGTTCCGTAATGACACAAAATACCATCTCTAATAGCCATTCCTGATCTACCTCTAATATGTACTTCATATCCCTTCGGGATATCCAAATACATACCAGTTTTTATAAGTACTGTTTCTCTTGGTGGTATATCAATCCATCCACCTTCTTTAATATAAGCACACACATCCATACCAGAAGAAAACTTAGTCTGTCTTCTGGGAATATTCTCCGATGCACCATCATATTTTATTCCAACTTTAACTATTCGTTTTGTCATTTCTTCATTTTCTAATACTCTGTTCTTCTCTTCTTTCAATTTATCAAAGTCTTCCATTATAGCTTCCTTTCAAATTATAAAATAATATCTTGACAAAGGCACCCAAACCTGTTATCCTGTTTATGTTCTGGTTTAAGTTATATAAGTTCTATTTTAAACAGTCTGTTACTTTTTAGTAGTCTGTTA